TACCCTGAGCTTAACGGCTTGGGGTACAACCCAATATATAACAGAACATAACAGTATTCATATAATGGAGAGTCCCTATGCACCCCACATACTTGGGTTGGCAGGTCGATTGGCCTGTGTTTATCAAGATGCCTTTACTGGCGGATAATACGAATTGGAAACGTGGAGATCACTTTAACTGGGCAGAGCGAGGAATAGACCAAGACAAGGTTGCTACCCTATACGCCTCTGGTTACATTCACCACAATAAAGAACTAGAGGTTCAGAACAAGGTTGGAGATCGACTGTCTGAACTAGCTGGTAAAGACTTAGAGACCTTAGTGAACTTACTTAATGTCGAGGTAAACAAACGTACCTCCAGTAAGACAGAGTTTGAAGCTAAGAAGTGTAAGAAGTCTAAGATTGACGACAAGCAACGTGGTCTAATCAGACGCTTCCTTAATGTTAATCGCTGGATTACAGAAGACTTCTACGACATTCGAGACAAGGTTCTCGCTGACTAATAACAACGGAGACGACTTACATGGCATGGTCTTACGATCCTACAGACTTGGACACTACCACGGCCTCTGGTCGTCTCAATACAGTGCGTCTTTTAATCGGTGACACTAATACCGAAGATCAGCAAGTACAGAACGAAGAGGTCACGTTTGCTCTATCTGAGAATGGTAACAATGTTTACTACTCAGGTGCTTGGGCTGCTCGTGTTATCTCAGCTAAATACTCCCGTCAGGTAACGACACAACTAAGTGGAGCCTTAAGTGCTGATTACTCTGACCTAGCCAAACAGTATAAAGCTCTGGCAGATGACCTAGAGTACCAAGGCAAGACCGCTGGTGCTGCTGTAGGTGTTCTGGCTGGAGGTATCACCAAGAGTGGTATTGAGGCTGTACGAGCTAACACTAACCGTATCGAAGGCTCCTTCCGTAGAGATCGTTTTAAGAACCCACCAAGCTACCAAACACCTGAATACGAATAAGGAGTAAGATATGTCATTCCGCTCCTTTGACTTGCTAAACCTCGTAAGAGACTTTGGCTCAGATGTAACACTAAGGAAGACCAGTACGGCTGGAACCTACAACCCTGCTACTGGTGCAGTAGATGGTGCAGCTACCACTGACTATACCGTGAGTTCTTACTTCTTTAATTTCTCTGTGGGGCTTCCTATTGGTGACGAAGTTCGTCGTGGGTCTAGCCGCTGTATCATTCCAGCACTAGGTCTTGCTGTCGTCCCTGATGATGAAGACAAGGTTATCGGTCTTGGCAATACATACGAGATCGTGTCGGTACAAACCTTCTACAGTGATGGTGTTGCTATCTGTTATGTGTGTGAGGTTAGGGACTAATGATTAGTAAGGTTAAAAAAACTGGTAGTATTCAAGCCACGATGAACGCCTTTAAAGACAAGATAGAAAACAGGGTAGCTGATGAAGTTGAACAACAGTTCGATGTGATAGCTTCCTACGCAGTTTATGTTGCTGTCCCTGACCAGTCTATCGACACGGGCGCTTATGTAACCTCATTTTCCATTGGCCCTGCTGGTTTCGGCGGTGGACGTAGCCGAAGCTCAAATAACAAGCCTAAGAACCAGAACCCCCAAGCCATGAAAGACCAAGCCTACTCTCAGCTTGTCGCGGATATAGACAGGATAGATTTTGAGGCAATGCTAGAGTCTGGTAACACTAGGTTTACTCTCCGAAATCGTGCGCCTCACGTTAGGGATGTCGAGAATGGTGCTAACTGGAAACGCTCAGGCTACGGGGTCTTCACAAGGATTAGGGATAAGTTCGGATGAGTATTTACAATGACATTCGTGCCGCTCTTGAGAGCCACTTAGCTAACACCGCTGGACTACCCACTGGAATAGCCTATGAGAACGTCTCATTTGAGCCACAGACAGGCACTAGCTTCCTTAAGGTATCCTTTGTCCCAACGTCTCGTAGACCCGCTGTACGAGGCTTAAATCCACAACAACGGTATCAAGGTGTCTTCCGTGTATTCTGCTACACACCCGAAGGTAATGGCCCCGCTACTGCTGATGATATAGCCAACAAGGTTATGACAGCCTTTGAAGCCACGACTGATATTTCTTTTACTAACGGTGAAGCTGAGACTTTCATAGTTTCCATTGACTACGCTGAGAGAGATAATGGCTTTGTAGATAGTCCGTGGTATTACACGGTGGTTAATATCGGCTGGTATATCTACTCATAAAGAAAGAACCACTATGACTAAAGCAAGTAAGAATTTTGTCTACTCAGGCAAGACATATCTCATCGGAGATGAGGTTCCCGCTAATGTAGCTAAGGCTGTTGACCCTTCCTGCACGGAAAAGCCCAAGGCTAAGAAACCAACATATACTAATACTATTCTTGAAGGAGAATAAACATGGCTTTTGCACAAGGTAGCCGTTCCAGTCTCTCATACATCGCAGAGACTTCTTTCGGCACTACGCCATCTACACCCACTTTCGCTAACCTTCCGATTAACTCACACTCCTTGGACTTGACCAAAGACCGTGTTGAAGGTAATGAAATCCAAGCTGACCGTATGACACGAGTTGACCGTCATGGTAACAAGCAAGCTGGTGGCTCTATCGAAGTTGATCTTCGTAAGGGTGACTATGACGAACTTCTGGAATCAGCTTTCTTTAACTCATACGCTACAAACGTCTTGAAGGTTGGAACTACACCTAAGTTCTTTACAATGGAAGATGCAGCTAACGACATCGCTCAGTTCCGTCTGTTCACAGGTATGGCAGTATCTACCGCCAGTTTCTCCATTGCACCTAATCAGATGGTCACAGCAACCTTCGACATGGTTGGCAAAGGCATGACACAGGCTGGTACAACAGGTTCCACTGGTGGTACACCAACAGCTTCGACAACTAACTCCCCTTTCGATAGCTACTCAGGTACCATCACAGATGGTGGCTCGGGTATTTCCATCGTGACTTCGATTGACTTTAGCCTCTCCAACTCTCTGGCCCCCACTTTCGTAGTTGGTGCTGACAATGCACAATCTCTTGAGTTTGGTAGTGCTGTCGTTGAAGGTACAATGACCGTTTACTACGAAGATGAGACACTCATCAACAAGTTCCTGAACGAAACCGAAAGCTCAATCACAGTGTCTGTTGACGATCCTACAGGCTCCAACGCATATACATTTGAGTTCCCCCGTGTAAAGTATAATGGTGCTTCTGTCCCTCTTCAAAACCCTCAGTCTCGTCTGATTACATTGCCATTCGTTGCACTGTACGACAGCGTTGAAGGTACAAACTTGAAGATGACCCGCACAGCCTAATCCCTAGCTAGGGTAGAGCGGGGGTTTCTGTCGGGTGAGGCTCCCGCTCACTTCTACCAATCACCTGACACAATCTCGACAACACATCATAAGGAATCCCGATATGGACTTGATGAACATTGGTACTACTAAAGAAACTACAGATGTAACCCTGTACAACCCCGTTAACTCTGAAATCCTAACTAATGAGGATCGTTCAGAGATGACCATTACAGTACATGGGCCATACTCGAAGAAATACAAAACTATCTCTCACGCTCAACAGAACCGCCGCTTGATGAAAGCGCAACGGACTGGTGGTAAGCTCAACCTAACTGCTGAGGAAATTGAGGCATCCGCATTAGACCTTCTGGTTAAGTGCGTGAGTGGATGGAACATTACCCTTAGTGGTGAACAACCAGATTGCACAGAAGCTAAGGTACGAGAAGTGTTTGAAGCACTCCCTTGGGTTCGTGAGCAAGTGGATGCTGCCTTGGGTGATGCTCAGGCTTTTTTGGACAAGTAAGGGCTGAACTTGAGGAGTACGCTGAGTATTCCTTTAAGATGGGTAGGAAGGTCTCAAGTAGTAAAGGTAAAGCTACTGAGGCCGACCACCTAGCCCAAGTCGCCAAACAGTTAGGCAAAGAACTAGCAGAGATTGAACAAGCTAATGCTGATGCAATCTTCCCTGATGTAGCTTCCCACTTATGGTCTACCTTTATAGAACTACACGATGGTAGAACTTACGGTATGAGTGGCCCTAACCCAATATCTTACGACATCATTAAAGCATGGTGTGATATTACAGGTGTAGACCTTTCCCCTTGGGAAGTTACTATTATAAAGTCTCTGGACAACCTCTGGATTAAAACTACTGGCGAGGAAGCGAATGGCTGATCTTATTCAAATTGGTATTGACGTTAGAACTAACATCAAACAAGCTACTGCCGATCTGGACAAGATGGGTGGTTCTGTTGTTAATAACATCCGTACCATAGATCGCCTTGAGTCTGAGGTTAAACAACTAAATAATGCACTTAGTAAAGGCAGTGCCACTGAGGCTGCGTATGCCAGAGGTATGCGCCAGATAAACAATGAACTGTTGTTGTTCCAACAGAGGGCTGCTAAAGCCGCACAAGTAGAGCGTAAGTTTGGTACTGCTGCTGCTACTGGCGGAAAATCCATGAACAGGTTTAATGTAGCTCTGCAACAAGGTGGCTTCCAGCTACAGGATTTCGCAGTGCAACTACAGTCTGGTACAAGTTTCTTTACCGCTTTTGGTCAACAGGGTTCTCAGTTCGCTGGCATCTTTGGCCCCAAGGGTGCCGTCATTGGCGCTGTTATTGCAGTAGGTTCTGCACTAGGTGGTATGGCTGCAAAGACCCTTATGGCGGGTAAAGAGCTAAGGGACTTTGGGGAGCAGATGGACGATTTGTCCAAGACCCTAAAGGATTATGAATCTGTTACAAACCGTATCGCAGATCAGAAGGCTCTGTCTAAAGAGTTCGGAGAACTGGCAGAGAACGCTAAAAGTATCCTTGAGGCACTAAGAGAGCTTAAAAGTATTTCACTAAAAGAAATGCTAGGCGAGTTTGGTAGTCTAGGAGAGATAAAGCTAGAAAAAGTTACGTTTAGAGACTTAAGCAATAAGGAAGGGTTTCTAGGGCTGCTTGGGCTTAATACCAAAGAACTTGAAGTCTTTGGGGCCAAGCAAATTAAGAAGGCGGCAGATTTCCTCCAGCTTGCAGACACTGAACTAAATTACGGAGAACAGGCATCTGAGGCTCAAAAATACCTTAAACTGGTCATGGCTATTCAAAAAGCTGAGGACTTAGAGGGACGAGTTGGGCCAGCCAAAGAACTCAGCGGCTACTTAAGGGAGATGGTAAAAACTCGTGAGTTTGATGCTGATAAGCTCAAGGAGATTCAGGGCCTACAGGAAATCCTTCTTTCCATAACAAAAGCTCAGGCTGATATAGACAAGCCAGAGCGGGAGGCAAAGAATGAGGCAGAGGAAGAGTACCAGAAGCGCCTAGCTAGAACCAGAGTCATAATGGGTCAACTGGTAGCGGAACGTAAGGCAGCGGCAAAAGCGGAGGCCGAAGAAGACCGCCTAGCAAACATAGAAACCTTAGCCAACGCTGAACGTGAATTATTTAAGGCAAATGCTGCTTATGAAAAGAAAGAGAAGGAACTTAATGCTGCTGGTGATTTAGCAATACTAAAAAATAAAGCTAGGGCTGAACTTGAGTTGTCTCGTGCTAATGCCGCTTATGAAAAAAAGGCGGCAAAAGAAAAGGCGGCACAGGCGGCTTTAGATGCTGCTGGTGATTTGGCTATTATTGAGAATCAAGCTAATCGTGAACTTGAGTTGTCCCGTGCTAACGATGCTTACGAGAAATTGTCTGATGATGAAAGACAAAAAAGGTTAGACGAGCTAAACGATAAAATTCAAGAGATGGCTGAAAGGCTGGCAATCCCATTTGCGGCAGCTTTAGACTTAATACGACAAGCTAAGAAAGAAGCTGAGATTGGACTTGATGCCTTCGGTGGCGCTGGGTCATTTAAGTACGGAGGCTCACAGAAGTTCGATGGCGAGGCCGCTTTTGAAGCAAACGCTCGTAGGGAGGCAGAGCTAAAGTCCATCAACGATGTTATCGCTGCTCTTCGTGAGCAAACGGATCAAGAGACTAAGCTCCTTGGTCTGACTGGCGAAAGACGCACGGAAGAAGAAATCTTCTACCAACTCGTACAAGAAAATGCCAAAGCTGACATCAAGGCATCTAAAGACAAGTTGAGGGCTATTGCCAAAGAGATTGCTGCACAAAAGAAAGCTAATGCCTCCTTTGAAAAACTAATAGACATTACAGGTGAGCTATCGGATGCCTTTGGTGATTACGTTGCTAATGGCCTAAAAGACTTTAGTAGTTTTACTGATACCATCAAGAGCATGTTTAAGAAGCTACTGTCTGACATGGTTTCTATGGCGATTAGAAACAAGATACTAATTCCCATTGCTACTGGTACGGCTGCTGGATTTGGGAGTGCTGCCGCTGGTGCTTCTATGGGTCAATACGCTACTGGTGGCGCACAAGCTGGAACTATCGGTGCAACTTTAGCTACTGGCGCTTCAAACTTTGGTTCTGCTGCCCTGCACACAATGACTGGCGGTACTTATGGTAGTGTAGCGGCTGGTAGCACAATGGCGTCAATCGGTGCTGCCGTTCCTTACATCCTAGCTGCCGTAGCTGTCATAGGTTTGTTCACTAAGAAAACTAAGCTCCTCGACAGTGGCATAAGAACCACCATCGAAGGCTTTGACGTAGCCATAGAGACCTTCAAGAAGACACAAACCAGTCGTCTGTTTGGGCTACTGAAAGGTAGCAAGAAGACAGCCTACGAAGCTGCAAGTGCAGAGGTTGCTGACCCACTGATTGAAGCTATCGGTAACATGCAACAGAGCATAGTTGATGCCGCTGGTACTCTAGGTATCGGAGCAAATGCTTTCGATGACTTTAGCTATCAGTTCAAGCTGTCGCTAAAAGGTCTTACCGAAGAAGAGCAACTACAGAAGATCAACGAAGAGATCACTAAGATGGGCGATAGCTTTGCCTCTCTGACTGGTCACTTTGAGACAATGAACGAGTTGCTTGAGGCTGCTAACCAGCGTATGCAACTACAGAACCGTCTGGATCAACTGTTAGGTAACAACCAAGCTATCTTGACACGACAGCGTGAAGCTGAACTCAAGGCTATGCACGAGTTGAACCGACCACTAGCACAAGCTATCTATGACCTAGAGGATGCTCAAGCTGCTGTGGCTCAAGCTAACCAAGTTGTAGCTAACTCTTTCGCTGCACTACGGGCTTCTATTGATGCTGAGAAGGAAAGGCTACAAGATTCATTTGCTAGTGTCCTTGATGGCCTAAAGGAACGTCTTGATGTCGTAAATGAAGCACTTGACCAAAGTCGTAACATATACGATATGCTGTCTAATGCTCTTAGCTCACGACAAGTTAGTGGTGAAGCTGCTTTCGCTGGTCGTAGGTCTTCTGCACTATCTTTCCTTCGTGGGGGAGACTTTAGTGATGAACGTAGGTTAGAGAACGCACTTGATGTTATAGCTGAACCATCTGAGGGTCTCTTTAGTTCCTTCATTGACTATGCTCGTGACTTTGCTCGTACTAGCATTACTCTTGAGGAAGCTAAGAAGGTAGCACAAGTTCAGCTTACTGCGGGTGAGAAACAGGTTCTTCTCCTAGAGGAACAGATCGTTGCTTCTGAGGCTAATCGTGATGCTCAACTTGATGCCCTCGACCAACAGTATCAGACGATGGTTGACCAGTACAATGCTCTCTTGGGTATTGACACTAGCGTTAAGTCTGTCGGTGAAGCTGTCGGTACACTGCGTAGTGCCATTGAATCTCTTGCTTCTGCACAGGCTGCTTCTGCACAGGCTGCTGCTAAAGCTGCTGCTGTTGGTACTGGTGGTTCAAGTGCAGGGGTACAGTCTGCTAGTGCTGCTGGAGCTAAAGTGCTAGAGCAACTTGGTCAATCAGGTGTTGCTACCCGTGCATCAGATGGCGCTAAGTTCAAGCAAATTAACATTAGAGGCAGCGACCAGCTTCTTGAAGTAGCTAAAAGCCTTGGTATTCAAACTTCTGGTCAAACTGGCGCACAACTATCGCAAGCTATTTCCAATGCTGGAAACCTTGGTGTCAACGTGGACAATGCCACCCGCGCTAAACAGTTTGCTATGGGTGGATATCACACTGGTGGTCTTCGTATGGTTGGTGAACGTGGCCCTGAGATTGAAGCTACTGGCCCATCTCGTATCTTCTCACATAACCAAACCTCTGGTATGTTCCGTGATCCTGATCTTAAGGAAGCTGTTAATGAGCTTCGTAGGGAGGTCTCAGGTCTGCGTGGGGAGCAACGTCAGATGCAAGCAACTAATGCTAAGTATGTGAAACGTAACTACGATATTAACCGTAAGTGGGACGTTGATGGTCTACCAGCTACAAGGACTTAATAGATGCAGCTAATCAAACCTGTAACAGTTACGGATAGTATTCTGACTGCTACGAATATCACCGAAGATGATTATGCTGTGTGGAACAGTGGGACTGCTTATGTCGTTGGTGACAAGGCTATTTCCACTGTTACCCACCGTATATACGAAGCCTTAATTAACAACACTAATGTTGATCCTACGGGTACAGCTACAGACCCTGCCACATGGTTAGACATTGGTGCTACTAACCGATGGAAAGCCTTCGATCAGAAGATCAGTGATCCTGTAACTAACCTCAATCTTATTGAGTACACTCTTAACGACCCTAACTCTAATGTTACTTCGGTAGCTTTGTTTGGTCTCAAGGGTATCTCAGCTAACGTCACTGTAACTGACACTACTGTAGGTGGCGATGGTGAGGTCTACAACACGACTGTATCTCTCTTAGACAACAGA